ACTATAGTTTTTGGCGCGTCCATTATCTCTTCAATCAAAGACATAAGTGTGGCAGGGTCCAAGAAGGTTTTCATGTTCTTCTCGTATTCTTCTTGGAGTATTTTCTGTAAGCTCATTATATAGACTCTCTTATTTAAACAATTATATCAGCGATCCCTAGTTCGACCGCTTCTTCTGCTGATAAATAGACATTAACCTTGCGATCCAACATCTTTTTAAGTTGTGTTTTCGACATTTTTGTCTCTGCTACCAAACAATTTATAAACATGTGTTGCAGATCCTCGATGGCTTCCATCTCATTTAGCATGTTATGAAGGGCACCGTGGTTGCCCCCGACTACTGAGTGGATCATGACGCGGCAGTTCTTGGCGATCTTGCGTTCGCCCTTGGTACCAGCAGCCAACAACAAGACACCTGCGGACATTACCTTACCCAACCCGACTGTGCGGATTGGCTGTGTCTCTCTCGTGCTGCGCATCACATCATAGAGCCCAAACATGTCGTCTGCCGAGCCGCCGTATGTGGAGATATAGAAATCAACGGGAGTTCTTTTCTCTTCTGGTTGACGCTTGTTTTCTTCACTAACCGCCAACAATGCGTGAACCAGCTCAGAAACCTTTTCTTCCTCAACGGTAGCAAAGAGTCCTATAAGATAGGATTCTGCCGCTGGGGCTTCAACCGCCTCTTTCAGGGCGCTTGGATCCATAATAATTATTTTTGGCTTCTCTTCAGTTTTTTCTGGTTCTTCCGCAACACCAGCACCAATTAACTCTTTAATGCGATTAATCATTGTTCGCCCCCCTTAAGAAAATGGGTCACAATCGACTCATTCCTATTTAAGTATTTCATTGCGCCATCCCAATCCTCAAATTCTAAAATATGTTTAAAGAATTGAGGGTGCAACTCTATGATGTTTTTAATTGATTTTTCTTTGAAGTAGTCTATCTCTTGATTCGTACGAATTGAAAAGGCATCAATATTGTGCTCTGTTTCGCCAGACTCAGCCATATGGCGCATGCGGAACATTCTTGCGTAATGAAAATCTTCCATTGATTTTGCCAATATAGCAGTTGACACAAGATGAGTAGCGCGTAGAACAGATAAGCTCAGTCGTGCCGCTCTGAAAAAGTATAAAGCTTTACAGGTAAGATATCCTAAGATAAATGTGATTGTAAATAGACTCCAACTCATGGGGCTCCCTTTCTAAAACCAAATTAGCCGCTAAAGGAGCTATCCTCAGCGGCTAATAAGTTTGCTCGTAAATAGTGTTTTGTTTTTACTTGGACTTTGATGTCAGTCGGTCGAAAATGCGCTCGGCTAACTGGTCTGCTACTGTGGCTGTTTGCTTTGCACCCTTAAGGCGTGCAGCAACTCTGCGTACTACTTCTGCAACCATGGCTTCTTCGCCGCCAGCTGCCGCTGGATCGCATTGCCTAAGCTTGGCATTCCAGCGTTCGCCTGGGGCGCATGCTGACTTAGGGTCGCGCTCCTTGCTGCGAGGTGTGCCGGGTGCACGGGTTTTTGGGTGGTTTAGAGACGCCACCTGACCAACTTCGGCGAGGTCGCCTTCATAAAGCTCGTCTTCTTGCATTGGAATCTCTTCCTCTACATCCACATCCATCATACCCATTTCCTCATCGGGGAGGGGTACTTCGTCTTCTAGCTCGGCATCAAGTTCATCACCCCCTTCGCTGCCGTCTAGGTCCATCTCAACACCGTTCTCTTCAGCCCAGTCTTGGACGCGTTGAAGAAGACTCATTACAAGTCCTTCGGCGCCTTCGTCTGCTGCTTCGAGTCCCATGTCTTCTTCGCCGGGAAGTTCGTCGACGATTTCTTCGTCTTCAACAGGAAGTTCGTCAACAACGACTTCTTCCTCTTCTTCTTCTAGGGTGCTTGAAAAGTAGTTTTCAGAAAGGGCACCAAGATTGGCCAATTTCATGAATTGCCTAACCTCTCCCTCAGATAATAGTTTTTTACGAGCCATTTAGTATTCTCCTTAGAACATATATGCGTTCAACTCAAAAATAAATAGTAATGTGTTCCATTAAAGTCAAAAAAAGTGCACTTTTATAGTTCAGGGTGCTCTTCTGCTATCATATCAAAGATATCAATCATTTGTTGCTCGCTTAATCCAAGAGATTCAACGGCTGTTTTTCCCTGCTCGGACAGCTTGCGAGTTTTAGATTTTCTTCCCTTTGATATTGACGACATATCTTCAACAAAGCTAACGATTCTAGTGTCTCCCTCAATCAACCCAGTGATTACCCCCCGAAAGAAGGCGCTCTGAGTTAGACTAGCTGACTGGAGTTTAACCTGCATCTTTGCTTGACGGTGATCATTATCAACAAAGGTAATCTTTTTTGTTAACTTACCATAGTCGATTGATGCGTCATTATCATTATCGCTCATTACCAAGTTCTCCCCATGATGTGCGGGTGACCTTCAGTTAGTCCAGATGTCGTTTGCTCAATGAACTGAGCTTTTGCATGCAGTTCCTCTATGTTGCGGGCACCTGTATAGGAAAAGCCGGAGCGAATACCTCGTCGAAGGTCGTTAAGCACCACAGACACACTACCGCGATAGGGTACTTTGGAAGCAACTCCTTCGAGGCTGGAGTATTTTCCTTTCCAGTCTGTTTGTGCTTCTTTAGATGCCATTCCGCGATATGTTTTCCATGTCTCGCCGTTAGAAGAACGGAAGACCTCTCCGGGTGCTTCAGTGCAGCCGGCAAACAAGGAGCCACACATAACGGCATCTGCGCCGGCAGCCAGAGCCTTTACAATATCACCGCTATTTCGGATTCCACCATCAGCAATAATCTTAACATTGCGGTCAGTCTTCGCGCACTCAAGGACTGTGTGCAGTCCGGGAACGCCATGCCCTGTTTGGATGCGTGTTGAACAAATCGAACCACCGCCGATATTGCATCGCACACTATCGGCACCCCAATCAGACAGGTCGTTAACCGCTTCCAAGGTTGCGACGTTGCCAGCCATCAAGTGTAGATCGGGATATTTTTCCCTTAGCGCGGCTAGCGCCTCCTTCATAAGAATATGATGGCCATGGGCCACATCGACACATAAGAAAGCCACGCCCGATTTGACTAGTGCTTCTGCTCTTTCCAGATAATCACCAGTAATGCCAATCGCAGCACCTATATTAATGCCAGTATTCCTCGACAAAGTTTTGGCGCGCTCAACAAAGCGTTGCTGACGGGCTGTGGTGTTATATCGGTGAACAATACCGCACCCACCAGACTCTCCAAGAGCAACAGCCATCCTCCCCTCTGTGACCGTATCCATAGGGGAAGAGAAGATGGGAGTTGCCAACACAAGCCCTCGTCCCAAGTCGGTAGTCATATCAATCTCTGAACGAGAGCGGATATCGGAATACTGCGGCTGCAGTAGTACGTCATCATATGATAGGGTTGTCATTTCTTTGCCTTCTTTGTTTTTGCTTTTGATGCTGTCTTCTTGATTTTTTCTTTGGCTTCATTGCGCCGCATTGTTGCCGACATCTCCGACGTTACGACCAATGGCTCTGTGCGTGTTGGTGCCTGTGTTGGGGGCGCTTGTGGTGGGGGCGCCGGAATGGCAGGAGGGTTCATCCTTGGTCCAATATATCCTTGGAGCATGGTGATTGCGTTTTCGCACTTAGTGAGCGTTTCCGACAGTCGAACTATCTCATCCATATCGGGAGTCATAGAACGGAACTGGCACTCGATGTTGGCGAGGGCTGCTGTGCCTTCTGCTTGCAATCGCAAGATTATCGCTTCGTATGCTCTTTTATTGTTTATCATTGATCATCTCTCCTTTTCTATAAAGTCTTTTATATCGCCCACACGGAACCATGTGTGCTTGTTGGGATTATCTGGGTCCTCAAGTGAGGCAACTGTTGGTTTGCTGTTGGTGCTAGGCAGTACTTTTAAGATTGTCGGTACGCCATTGAGCCCTAACTCTTTTTTAATATGGGGGGAGTCGTTAATGTTAAAGGCAAAAAAGTGTATGCCCTGTTCGCCGTTGTACGTCTTTGCGAGGTCCTCATAGTATTCTTTAAGGTTGTGACACAAATGGCAGTCGTTCGAGTATACCTTTATAATGCTCGTGATTGGTTCGGGGGTGTCTCCGTCCAAGATTTGTTTGAATCCGGAAGTCGAGAGCCTTATGACGGCTTTTTGGTGAGACTTCATTCCTCTGCCTTCTTTGCGTTTGTGATGCACGTGGGACAAAAGAGTCTAACTTTCTCTTGCTCGGTATGTACAACGACCTGCCAATTGAGCGCTTGAGTCTTGCTTTTCTTATCAAAAGGAGTATCGCAAGTGTTGCATTCGTCCGGCAACTGGTCAAAAAGGAAAAATTTCTGGGCAAGCGCTTTTTCCTCTGGAGATTGACTTTTCTCCTTCTTCTCGGCGGCGCGCCGTTGCTTTCTGTTCATCGTGTCAACACTCCCATCGACGGCATGGCGCCCGCTGCCCACGTGGGGTGCTTACGAAATACCACCACGGCAGATGGGAATGGTGCGCAATTCTTACTATCACCAAACTTGAGGCGCCCCTTGATGAAATAGATATACTCTGCCTTCATCACATAATCATGCCAATACTTTGTATCGGTTCGTGCCGGAATCAACATAACGACCTTGGTGTTCGCGTCAGCTTCGGCTGATTCATAAGCCTTCTGAATCCACTGATCGATGCCGCGTCCGTACGGGGGATTAACAAAGGCTGTGTGCCCTGTCCAATCCTTCGACAGTCCATTCTCTGCTTCTGTGTAGAAGTTGGCGCACTTCGTGTTGTGAGTTGACGCGCATGGGTCCAAATCAAATGGACCAAATCTCCAATTTAGTTTGTCGAAAAATTCTTGGGGTGTCGACCATTTACCAGTTTTGCTTGAAAACATAGTAGCTTGAGTTAGTTTATTCATTGTCATCCCACCATGTTGTGTAAAGGCTGGCACGGCGTCCTTTACCGGTTGAGCCGGCGCTAGATGGGCGGCGATATTGTTTCACATTCTCTCCTTCCATAAACTTTGTAATACAGTACAGAAAAAAATCTAATTGACGTGGTAGCGCAATTGCATCCGTCTTCAGTCCTTCTGAAAACTGCTTTTTCTCTATACACTCTTCAATGATTTTTGTTATACCATCGGTACCGGTCTTAGGAGATGAAGGTCCTCGTTCCTGATTCTTCAACTTCATAAGCCCGGACAGCAGGCGTTCATTACTAGCGCCGAAAGTCTTCAAGGACATAAGAAATGCAGTAATTACAGAGGTGTTAAAGGACTTATTGCTCCCCTTAAACCCGATAGAATCTAAAGCCACCAGTTCATCTTGAAAATACTCTACAGCGTCACGCGCATCTACTTGAGTTGGCGATTTTGCGCCGTGAACATCACGCTGCGAAGTGGTGTTCCATGCCGCATACTCCAAACATTTAACAATATTACCGGCGGCTATTTTGCGTGTATTAAACTGTAGCCCTAGTTGTCGGTAGAACCCCGTAATTTTATCTCTACTCTTCTCAACAGCATCGCTGCTGTCGATGGTGTAATAAAGCGCTTTGGCCTCTTCTTCATTCTTTACAGGATAAACTGTAACATTAATGTGGCTTGGGACCGGTCCATCATACGGTTGATTCCACACATACACACGCGTGTTCCCATTAATGCGGTCGCGGCTGCCGTCGGGATATTCTACCACATCGCCCATTCCATGAGTCTGGAGCCATTTTTTCTTTAGCATCTTTTTTACGCGATTAGCTCGTAGCTCAACATCGCGTTGGCAAGAGATAGCCCTGTATTCTGAGAACTCTTCGAGGGTGACTGTTTCGAGGCGTATGCCCGAGTTTTCATTATCGAAGAAGTTGTCCGGCTTTTGTGCCATCGGCGGAAATGATAGTAGTTGTGCATTAAGTGTCTGCATTATTATTCTCCCCCGCTGAGTAGTTCGAAATTCTCTACAACCTCATCGATGTTGAACTTTCCCTTAAACAGGCGGTAAGCCTTTACTGCTGCTCGAATCTCATCTGTGTCGAGCCAGCTGTTTTCGCGATACTCAGTTCGCAGTTCTCGGCGCTGTTCCTTGTATGGCTCCATAGCCTCTTCAATCGCTGCTAGCGACCTAATGTATTCTTTAACGTATCTTTGCTTTTCAGTGTGTGAGCTTGCCAATTGTACCTCCTGTGGTTTACTTACTCTTTTAATATAGCATAGCGGGAAGGGGTTGTCAAGAAGAAAAATCATAAACTTGCTTTAAAAACGTCTTAATCAGCTTATCACGTTCATCATCAGTCTCAGTCTCTCCGAAAAGATAGTTATAGGTTCCCTTTTCATCGGTGATCTTTTGATCAACTGCCTTTACCTCCTTTCTCATCCATCGAATCTGCTCTTTATAGTTGGTGGGTGACTCGATTCCGAACTGCTCCGCCAAGTCAAGCAGGATAAAGTAGTGTTTATTGTCTAGCGCATCCTTGGACTCTCTGAACAACCGGCTCATCTCTTCCTCTTCTTCTTTTGTTATATCAGCTGGTTGGCGATCTGGGTGAAGGTGAAACGCTAGCTTACGGTATACTCTATAGAATGATTTGTGAACATCGTCTTCTTCTTTTTCCTCTGGTGTCTGCTCTTCGTTCTCTTCTATTAGCTCTTCTAACGGAGGTGGTGTGTATAAATTGTCAACTCTTTCTTGGTTCCTATCATACAGGTCGTGAGGGTCAATCTCGTTGGAGGCGCAGTACTGGTCGTAGTATTCCTGAAACGATGGGGCTGCTTCCTTTCCTATCTCTTTTGATAGCTCTAACTCTTTGTATAAATATTTTAGTTCGTTGACAACTTTTCGCCATCTTAACTCAATAGTCGACACACCAAAGACCTCCGCCTATAAGTAGTCGAGGGTATCACTTGAACTCAAACTTTACTGTGGTGGAAATCTTGAAGCTAGGCACCCGTACGTGGTTGGCTAGCCCATGTTTTTTAGATTCTTTCGCATCCAAGAACCAATCGGCATGCCCCTTCTCATGTACAATGTCGAGGAAATAGTCTGCATCTTGTCCGCAGTTAGTCGCCATCATGTGATAGATCTTCTGGTTTAATCTCTCGGTCTCTTCGGCGGAAGCCTTGATCTCTTCTGCCTTTCCAAAGCTCATGCTGCTAACATCGTGAATCATCACTGTGGCGTCTGGGTCCATGAACCGCTTACCCTGAGCGCCAAAGCTGAACAAGATTGCCCCACAGGACATAGCTTTGCCCTCGACGATGGTCGCTACTGGAATCTTTGAGTGCTTGATTGCCGAAATCATTGTCATGAGGGCATACACTGAGCCACCGTAGCTATCGATAACCACAGGGATTACAGTTTGTCCTGTGTTCTGCGCCTTCGACATGTTTTCTGTGAAGGCTTTCGCGGATGCCTCTGTGAACTTGTTCACTCTGATTACTGTTGGCAATCCGTCTTTGAGTTCAGGCTCTTTTAATAGCGGGCTGAATGTTTTTATAATGTTCATGTGTTATCCTAGCAACCTAAAGTTGTGTCTAATAGATCTCGTTGAGAATCCCCAATCCGGATCATAGTTTAGCCGGCTCATGTAGGGTCGATTAACCTGTACTGAATCGTACGGCTTAACGCCCCAGCACCTAATCCGGGTGAGTTCGTTATTACTATCAATGACTTCCAAGACCCAATAGAGCTTTCCGTTCTTCGTCTTTCTCTCGGTCACCTTGCGGGGAATGAACCAACACAACTGCAACTCCTCATCGAACTCAGAGATTGGTGGGACAAACTTCTCTTTCAGCTTCTCAATCGTCTCTAAGTTGATCACAAGGTTGATCGGGAAGATGCCGGTCAAGTCTGTCTTGAACTGGATTATTTCCTCTTCGGAGAAATCGCCTTCGGGCTTATACGTTTCCATATTCTCGGCTAGCTTCTTCAAGTTCTTCGGTCTTTCAACCACACATGCAGACCAGAAGTGCTTGCGTCCCGTAAACCTATCATCGATAATGTTGTCTAGGGCTCCGCCTCTGCAGAGAGCATCGAGAGCTTTCTTGTTGAACTTGCTGTACGATACTCCTTCACGGAATAGCAGATCTTCTGCGTTAGTGAATGGTCGGTTGTCTAGAATCTGCTCAATGGCGCTCATGCCGAGCCCCTTGATAGAGGTCAGCGGCTGAATGAGGGTCTTCCCATCGTCGCTAATCTCCCACACGGTACCAGACTTGTTGATATCCAGCGGCGCGATATCGAATCCATACTTCTTTGCAATATTGATCGCCTTCTCTTTTCTACTCTCCGGCTCTTTGTCGAGGAATGCTGCCATCCACTCTGCGGGATAGTAGTTCCACAACCAAGCACACTGGAACGAGATGATGCTGTAAGACACGGCGTGTGATTTATTGAAGCCATAGCCGGAGAAGAACTCGAACTTATCCCACAGGCTATTTGCAGCATCACTGTCGATACCGTTTGCCTTGCAGCCGTCAACGAACTTAACTCTAAGCTTGGTTTTAATGCCACCCTTACCAGTTCCCTTCTTGGTCAGCACCTTACGGAGCATGTTGCCCTCGTCAAGTGTCAGCCCACCAAGCTTATGAGCCAGTAGAGCAATCTGCTCCTGAAAGATGAGGAACCCGAAAGTCTCTTCGGTGATCTCGCGAGCGTCTTCTGATAAATACGACACGTATTGTGGATGTCTTTTCGCCTCCACATAGTCAGTGTCAACACCAGCGGACAATGGTCCGGGGCGAAAAATCGAGGTTACAGCTGAGATATCAACTATGCTTTCGGGCTTTGCTTTCTTGCAGAAGCCCTGCGCGCCCTGCTCTGTGAACTGAAATATGCCAGCCCACCTCCCCGCGTGGAAAACGTTTTCATAGACCTCGCTATCGCTCATGTTGATAGTGTCTGGATGTAGGTTTTCGTCGTAGTACTCTCGAACCTGTTCAAAGGTTGGTTCAACTACCCCGTGATGGCGGCGCAGAATGTGTTCGATGCAACCCTCCATCATCTTAAGAGTAGAGAGCCCAAGCAAATCGAACTTAATGAAACCCATCGGCTCAAGGTGTCGAACGTTCTGTCCTTCTGCCCACGGAGACTGACGTACACCACCGGAGTTGATTAGCGGCATGTACTGGTCGAGGTTCTCAGCAACCACCACCCCACCAGCATGTCGCGAACATGACCGGACTTGCCCCACGAGCCCCTCAACACGGGCGCGCACATCGGGATACTTTGTAAGAAACGATTGCAGGGTTGGTGAAAACTCTATTACCTCTTCCCAAGTCGGCACATAAACACCTGCCTTAATGCCATGTCTCTGTTTCGCTGCTGGTGTCGCTTCGCGGATCATCGTGCTAGTAACACTGTTGACCTCTGTGAAAGGAATGCCGTGGAGCTTTGAGATGTCCTTGATAAGAGATTTCAATTGGAGAGTGTTCCAGTTGGAAATGGGAGCGACCGTATCTTCACCCCACATCTCGACAAGACGCTCCTTAAGTGCCATGCTATCAGATACATCATAATCAATATCAGGGTAGTCAGTAGCGTCCGAGCGCAAGAAGCGCGAGAACAGAAGCCCGTGCCTAATCGGATCAACTTGTGTAATCCCGAGAGAGTAAGCCACTAACGAGCCGGCTGCTGACCCACGTCCTGGACCTGCCAACATCTGCGTAGTAGCTTCGTCGGCGATTGCTTTCATCGTTAGGAAGTACTTTGAGAAGCCACGGTCATCAATAACATTAAGCTCGTGTTTGAGGCGCTCCATGTATTCTGAGTTCTTGTGTAGATTTCTCTGCCTCAAACCCTCTAGAGCATAGTTTACTAGCGCCTGCGTGGCGGTAGTATCAGCCGGAACAACAAAATCGGGCAAACGTACGGTTGTGTCGGGGAAGAAGCTCTCAATGCGATTGTGTGCGATGTCGTATGTCTCAGTAATGCTGTTCATCACCAAGTCATCATCATATTCAAAGCCTGTCGATTTGCAATAGTTCTTATAACTGTCCCACATTTGGTCGCCGTTCTTGGGATAAAGCTCATACCCAATCTCTTCCACACCTGATGGGAGTTCTGAGCCCTCACCCCACGATGGAGTACCGCGCCCAAGCCAGCCTAAGCGTTTGTACATCTCTCTATCTCTCCATGCGTCTGGGTTCGGATAGTGAGAGTCCGCAGTAGATATAAGCTTAACGTCAAACTCTGCTGCAACCTGAATAATGAGTTGGTTAAGCTCATGCTGTGCTGGAATATTGTTCCACTGCAGTTCTGCGTACCAGCGATCACCGAAGACCTCTTTCATTCGCGCTGTCGTTTCGCGCATGTCGTTTAGTGCGGCTTTGCTGTCTGTGCCTGTACGCTCACCCTCGTCATCATAAATACCATTTTCCCAGTAGTTGCCCGCGTATACACCGCCCAAACAGGCGCTCGCTGCTATGACCCCTTCGCTATATTTTGCGAGCAGTTCATAGTCCATGCGAGGATAACGGTAAAAGTTCTCACTCTTGTAGCTCTCCGAAACAAGTTTAAAGAGATTGTTAAGTCCAGTTTGATTTTGTGCTAGCAGAATAAGATGCCTGCGTCGACGGAGAATGTCTTGGCTCTTCTTGGTTGTGCCCTCATCTTCAACTGAGGCTCCCGAAGCTTTCTGCTTTGCTGCCGATCTTGAGCGCTTCTTATCTGCCATGGCTGCGTCGTATTCTTCGCGCCACTCTGAGACGGAGGGGATAAAGTATGCCTCAACCCCAAAGATAGGCTTGAAGTCCTTACCTTCAGACTGCATCTTCTTTGCGTGTAATACTTGAGCAGCTAGCCCGTTCATATTACCGTGATCCGTGAGCGCTAACGCATCTCCACCGTTCTCAAAACAATAATTCATGTGGGCATCTGGGTACCCAATCGCATCAAAAATCGAACCTGCTACACTGTGGGCGTGAAGCCCTACGAACTTAATCGTCATCTATTTCTCCCTCTTTATATGGTAACTTAACATGGCTGTGAGGTTTAATCAAGTCATTTATTGGTTTTTTTATAAAGTTTTCTGATCCAAGGAAGCTCTTATAACCTTCCCAAGTCGTGATATCGTAGAACCAATCAGCTCTTTCCACGTGAGCGTCAGTGGTGCAAACAGCATCGAAAATCTCTTCAAAATCAAAGTGGCGGGCCGACCACCTCTCATGGAGAGGGAGCTTCTCGGTGGGTATCTCGCCGGGAGGAGGGTTGAGAAACTGTCTGGTTGTTTGTTTGTTGACATGACGGCGGCAATGAATGTAATCTTGCCCAAACATAGTAAACGGAAGAGGAATGTTGTCCTTTACGGTTTTTCCCTCGTGTGTCATAAACCAGTTCTTAGTCGTGTCGGAGATCTTCAAGCGTTGGCGCCTGATGTTGTACACATTGTGAGCATTCATAGGAAAGGAGACATAGTATTTATCGGGCACAACCCATTTAGATATGCGAGTAGCTGTTCTCCACGCACTGTTAATCCCGTGCAGGATGGACCAGCCATAGCTATCGCGGCGATCACGATCCTTCGGATGAATGGGGGTATAATATATTGGAATCTCTCGACGATGTTCGCTGGAGAATCTTATGTGTGGGTTCGAAAAGTACACAGGATCGTAGATCCATTCACCGATGATTGTACGGATTATCGGTGCGGTATCGCCGTTGGCAACAATCCAGATCGTCTGGCAGCCCGCTAACGCACACTCATAAACCGCTTTCTGAATAGCGGTGAATCCGGGGTCAACGGGTAATAGGTACTCTGGTGTAGCTACGTCGTAATCCGTCTTCAATCCGGCAACGGGGATAATCCCGGCTAAATGTGAACTAGCTGTCATAGGTAACTTATTATTCTTTTATAGTTTTGACTACTTTCTGGAAGGCTTTCAATAAGAGTTTCTTTGTCTTCTTGCGCAATCGTAATCTTAGGGGAGGATGGGAGTGTGTTCTGTGGTTTCTCAATTCTCTTGCGGCCAAGATTACTTGTTCTAAATTTATAGTACTTCGCATGACCGTATTTAGGGCAATATCCGTTAAAAAGACCCTTCATTCCCCTTGTTTCCATTTCGTTGATCAGTTTAAATCTTGCCATCGTCTCCGAGAAATCAAATTCTCTGAGTTGTGTTTCCGATAAGTGCGAAACCGTGCACACATCTTTGACGGCTGTTTTGCCATCGATACGATCTGATGAGTAAAACCAAATTTGCTTGACAAATTCATCTTCTGTTTCGATATAGTCGATTTCATGCTTACCTCCACGATTGAACGCTATCCAATCATAACATATATAATGGCGCTCCGCAACAACTTTCTCTACTATGCCGGCGCAATTGTTATCACCAAAATAATGCATCTTGTCAAATCGGATCTCTGCGATTTTAGAATATTCGTTTGAACAGACGATAGCATCGCCATCACACCTGATATTCTCGCATAGATTACTCAGAGGAGCCAACCCTGCGAGAGACAATATAAACAACAGACGATCCCAAAGAAGAGTTTGGGGAGAACCTACCACAAAAGACTCATCGTGTGTCGCCAGAGTTGTTGGCTCGTTAACTAATTCGAGACAAGACAAATCGTAAGACGGCGACAAGTGATCAAACCGAAAGGGTATATCAAACCCAGTATAGAACACTGGTAACTGGTGCTTAAAAGCATACAGGAGAGCGCGAAGGCTTGAGCCTACTACTATCTCTTCATATTCACGGATCGCAACAGCACGACTGGCCGGCTGCTGTGCAACAACACGATTTAGTGGTTGGTCGTTCCTCTTCATTCTCCACCTCTTCTAAAAGAGTTTTTATATCTAAACCCGCGCAATCAATCTTATTCTTAGAAACATGATAGTGGCTAACAAATCCCTCGAACGTTCCGTATTTCACACTCTGCTCGTACTTTGTTGAGGTGTTGCCAAACTGAGTTAACGGCGCATTGTAAGGAATTTCCAATCCATTATGTATCGCTTTCCAAAGCGCTTTAAGTGCTGCTATCTGCACTGGATAAAAGTCTGTGAAGTCTGGTAGTTCCTCTCCCTGACATCGGGCGCCAGAGACAATCGGTCTTTCTCCATGCCCGTTTTCAACATACCAATCTTGGTATTTTGGGTAATAGGCATTCGAGATTTCTACTCCCACTGACGCTCTATTTGCACGCTCAGAGCCAGCGTGCCAGCATGCATGTTGCATATCAACAGTCTGGTAGATTGTTCCATCGTTGTCGATGAGAAAGTGGACTGAGATTCCTCTATTGTCTAAGACTCTCTGGCATGAGCGTGAGTTCAAGCACACATCCCAGTGGTTCACGAAATAGCGAATGTTCCTCTTGGGGCGGCTGCTATAGTCATAATAGGTGCCGGGGGAAGCCTTGTGTCCCGACTCCTCAGACCACAATACAACCTTTTCCCACTCAATCGGAATAAAGTCGCCGGCATATACAATGTAATTTGAATACTTCTCGTTTTCTGGCTTGTGCTCAGAAATCGAAGCCTGCCTCTCTGTCCAGATCCTACGAAAAGTCATCGGACCCACGAGCCCGTCAACAGATAGTCCTCGCTCCCTTTGCCACTTCTTAACTGCCCGAACTAATTTATCGTCGTAATATTTCTCCCCGAACCAAGAGGGATCCCACCCTAACTTAGTACCTGAAGCTTCGTTATAAAAGTCTTTATCAATTGGCATGTCATGGTTGCTCCAAACTCTCAATCATTGAGAATCGCTATAACGTAATTATCTTGTATAACACTAATTGTACCTTTTGCAGTGTCGATTTGTTCTACCATTGTATTGTCAATGACGATTTCAGCACCTACAACCAGAGTTTCCGCGAATCTGACATCATCTGCCCAACTTACAACTGAGGCTGTTCTGTGGCGTGACTCTTTTGGTTTAAAATCCGCTGGCAGAAGAATTCCTGCTGGGCTTTCTTCTGTTTCTGTTCTCATTGAGGTTATTTGAACATATCTGTTAACTGGTTTGACCATTATTTCTCCTTTTATTAAATTATGCAGCTTTCGCCATCACAGAACTTCGTGCCCTGCGCTTCGCCACTATCGATTCGTTGGATCGGTGTGATCTTTTTGCTCATCGCTTTGTATTCCTCTTGTGAGATCGGCTCATAAGGTGCCTGTTTGTAGCCAGTTTCCTCATACTTTAGAAAAGACACTGCCTTAAGGCGCGTTTCATACATTTCTAAAGCATCTTTAATCTGAGTAGCCTCTTCCTCGTTGAAGGTAACTGTGACTGATACAGAATTATCTGCCCAGTAGTGCTGGTATTGTGCTGCAATCTCCAGTTGCTCCCACATACTAACACTCTTCTTGCCCTTTGTGAAGTGGGGCTCGTGAATAGGGAATTCCACCACATCTGTGTTTGGCGTGTAGGCGTCTTCCTCCACCTTATATCCTGCCTCTTTGAGGCGCTCTAACACATTTGAGTCCTTAGAGAATCTGATGCGACGAATGTAGTACTCGCTCTCTGGAAAGTGTATTCCCGGTGTCGACCCGTTAAGTAGCGATACTGTGCCGGAAGGCTTAATCGAGGTCATCCTTACGGACTTGGGAATACAGAGCCAGTTAGAGTATTCTTCGTCCAACTCTTGAACGTATGCATAAGCTTTATCACACCACTCATACATTGTACGTCGTCCATGCTTATTAAACGCCTGCACTACACCAGACTGCGAAAGTCCAATGCGTCTGTTCTTGAGCATCTTTGCGTTTGTCTCTGGCCAGTGCGTGTTCGACAAGGTAATAGTTTTACCGTAAAGATATGCAATCTTTAGTGTTTTTAAGTAATCTTCTAGATCCTCGTGCTTAGCCGGGAAAGTCTCACAAAGGCAGCAAAGCTCGGCATCTTCCAGTTGCTGCTCTACACAGGGGTTAAAGCCGGCCACGTTAGCATCGTCTAAGCGTGTGCCATCTTTAAACCGTCCTTTGGTTCTGGCGTTGTTCATCCAGATGTATCCGGGTTCGCCGTTCTTTTGCGATTGCTTGGCATGCCAGGTGTAATCCATTCCAACAACAGCGTTGAAGGAGTTGTTTGAGCCCCAGCGATGATGGTATAGTTTTTCTTGATCGTTCTTCATCTGGAGATATTGCTTATCGTCGTGGGTACCCATCGCTAGCGCGGCGGAACGTCGAACGTTTCCAGATACGACGCAACGTCCGATGAGATTCTCTGTGTCAACGATGTCTACAGATGTGATGTCTCCTCCGACTTTCGAAGTGTACAGTTCGATCAGATTGCGATGGAGTTCCTCAAGAGGACCAGAGCCGCTCGATGTGCCGCCGAAACCCTTGATGAGGGCGCCAAAAGGCCTGATAGCTGAATAGTCAAACTTTGGCACCTTGCTTCCAAAGAAGAAGCCATCGAGAAGGAGGTGAACCGAATCCACCCAGCCCTCACGTGAGTCAGCAATGATGTGTACGTCATCAGTGTACTGTGGCTCTTGAATCGTCAATGTGCCGGCGCCCTCTGTGTCGAAACCCACGCCAATACCAAGCATTAGTGCATCCATCATCCATGCGAACAGATAGCCGCCTTTCTTTGCTATCTCGCGAGTAGAGCGAAAAGCGCAGTTGAATAGACCAGCGGCAGTCTTCTCTTCGACGAACTTGGTGCCCATCATCCAGAGTCCGCGTCCGGGCGGTGTCCACTTTAGGTGGAACAATCTGTCGTATGCGTCTTTTGCTGTGCGCTGTGCCTTTGAGTCGTTCCATTCCAGCCCCAAGCGCACAACGTGCTCTTTCTGAGTATTAAACATCCCCTCCACAACTCTGCGACATGTTTGGTACCACTCTTCTGAACCTGTGGCGTCTGGATCAAACTCGTTAAGCCGGCGCGAGTAAGTGCGTTTGTAAGTAACGTACCCAACAGGCCCCCAAGGCACATCTTTGTCTTTGTAGGGATCGACAAAGGAATCGGATAATCTGAATTTGCGTGTATTGGCTAGTGTTCTCATTCTTTTATTTCCTTCTTAGTTTTGTGTATTTCAGTCGCAATAAATCCTGTTGCTGCTTTACCCCAAGGGGTGCTTGCGTAGGCATATTCCCGACGGCGGCGGTCGTGTTTTGTGGGAGTATTTTTATTTTTACATTCGAAGTGTCCATAAAGATTGGAAAGATAATGCCGTCTGGTCCGTTTCTGTTTTTTGCAATGAACATCTTACCCTGATTGTTTTGTTTGTCTTCGATTGTTCTCGAAATAGAAAAGATAAAGTCGGCGACAAAACATTTGTTAAATGCCTCCGAAATCTGTTCCATTGTGATAACCTCAGCACTCAGTCCTGAACGGTTGGTCTGTGAGGCTGTCCAAATGGGACATTTAAACTCTGTGGACAAGCCTCTTAGGTCTTCATAAATAGATTCCAACTCGTTTCTTTTCTCTTTTCTTACAATAACCGGCTTCAAAAGATCGGCATAATCTACAATGACAAGTCCGGGAGTAATGCCGCGCTTTATTAGGCGAGATAGGTGAGATCGGATCGTATTAGTTGTAGCTGATTTAGTAGGATACTCCTTAACAATTAAAGATCCGTCAATGTCTCCAAGGGCTTCGTAAATTTCTTCTTTAAAGTTTATAATGTCGCTGAGTGGGTATCCTGTGAGACAACTATCGTACCTGCTAGCAACTACGGTGTCTTGTAATTCAAGAGTATAGTGCACAACTGTTTTACCTTCCTTCACAGCCTGGGTTCCTAGGTGGACAAGTGCCATACTCTTTCCAGCACCAGTGGGAGCGATTACCACTCCCAACTCGCTCTTACCGAGCCCTCCTCCCGTTATTGAGTCAATTTCTGGCCAACCAGTCGTAACGGGTTTCCGATATTTAGGTACGAATCTCGCCTCGAAGTCTTTAAGATAGTCGTATCCAAAATTAGTATCCGAGCCGAGCTTAAGCGCATTATTAATGACTGTGGAGATTTCATCAAAAGAGCATTTCTGGAGAAGTCCGACCGACTCCATCATCGCTTCTTTTAGGTTTTGTTTGCGACAGAAATCAAGCGCAGTTTCTTTAATGTACTTTGTATCTGTCGGTTCTTTAGTGTGGATTTTTGCAAAATATTCACGGGCTTGTGATTGTACAACCTCATCTTCGTCATCCATCTCAGTTCTTAACAAAACCAACATAATGTCAACAGATGGGTGAGTTTCGTACTTCTCACGATAGTCAACGATCAAGGTCGTAAACAGGCGTAAATATTCCAATTCTATAAACTGTATATCTAGCACTTCTGTGATCTGATCTGCAAATGGCCGATCTTCAAAAATAAGCTGAACGAGTCCTTCTTGAAAAGCTTTTCCGTACCTGCTAAAATCAACTCTATCGTCTCGCATTTATTCCCTCACTGCTGTATAATATATAACTCAATAATCCCTGGAAGTCAAGTAAAAATAAGTTTTATGCTCCACCAGTTGTATTGGTGCATCCCTTGCGAACTTTATTCAACCCGGCACGGAGATCTTCCCAATTTAATTCGCCGAAGCCATCCTCTCTCATCATCTTAATAACATCCGTCCTGTTAAAGTCGCACTCAAAGTTTTCAATAGAATATCGTACGTGATCTTTACCCTGCACCGATAATTGGGGCGCATATAGCTGCATCATTCTGTAATTGTGCTCGATGAGCTTTCGGTTCTCCGTGATATTGTTAAAGATTTTAAGTTTCACACTCGTCTTCTCGCAGAATTCAATAACATCATCAATTGTGTAAATCTTTGAATCTGACAAAAAGTTCAAGCGCTTACTCACCGTCGCAAAGCCAGCCCCTTTAACACCCGGAAGATTATCACTAGTGTCGCCAACAATAGCGCGTGCTAGTGCCATATTGACAGGGTGGACGCCGGTCTTCTCAATAATACTTTTCTTATTGAGGATCTCGTTCTGGGTGGGGCGCCAGAGAATTGTTTCGTCGTCGCACAACTGCATAAAGTCTTTGTCATTTGAAACGACGATCTTTTGCCAACCCTTATACTCTGGCATCTGAGTGATAAAAGCAATCACATCATCAGCCTCTACCTCTGGGAGCATAAACTGGATAATCGGCATATTGTTAAAATATTCTATGAGGCGTGTTTGTTGCCACATCTTATTTTGCAGTTCTTCGTCGTCTGTGAGGTTGTGGAAAGCTCGGTTTAGCCGAATGGGTTTCCGTCCTGCCTTGTAGTTCTTGTCTACGCTCTTGCGCTTGCGAGAGCCGTTTGGTCCGTCCCAAACGATAACGATTTGATCCGGGCTTGTCTCGCGAACGTGTCGTTGCAAGATCTTAATGAACCCCTTGATTCCACCGATCGGATCTCCGTTCGTTGAAAGGCTCGGGTCAACTATGTATGCCCTCAAATATGCGTTCAAGGCATCAAAAATTAATATTCGCTTCTTAGTTGTACTAGTATCCGTCATAGCACACCCCCAATTGTAAATTCGTTAAACCCGCAGCTATCAGCAAAACTGTCTTCATCCTTCCTCCTATTATTAATATAGCACGGGTGGGTGGGAGTGTCAAGGAGTTTATTCTATTTTGTTTCCGTACTGGCCCTAGAAATTAGCTGCACGTCATTCGCTTCCTTTCTAATTATCTCACCCTTATGGAGAACACTCACAATCTTTTCCCAAGTGTGATACTCTGCAGCAACGACTGCTCCCTCTTCCCACCACTCTTCCCATTCAGGTGGTCCTCCGCGCTGATGTGGTATAAATCTTCTAAATCTTACCCTTACCAGATCGCCAAGTCTCATCTCTATCCTTAAAAGGTATTTTATTTATCTCGGAGTTGCTTTTCAAGGCGAGCGCGTTCTTTAACGGCGCCTGCACCTTCTCCGAGGAGCGCATCTAGTTTATCTAGTTGCTGTTGTGCGGTGCGGTTTGAGCGCTCAAAGGCTCTCCCCTCGGCGGCTTCCCGGCGCCTCAGTCTATCTGCTGGTCCTCTTCTCATTGTCTTTCCTTTATTGTTATTGTTTTTTCATTGCGGCACACCCAAGACAAGATAGCCGATGGCCATTCCTGTGAGTATTAGGGCAATGATTTGGTAGTAGTCGGTGGGTTTCATTCTATAATAATAGCAAAAAGATTTTATGAAGTCAAGAAATAAGATGTCAAGGGAATATGAAGTCCATTCGTAGACCTATGGAGTGTTGAGAGTACCAATCATCTCGACGTTTCTGTTCTAATAAATAAAATGTTTTTACCTTTACTTGTTCGTGGACTTTAAGTTGTGTGCCCATCAGTGTAGTGCGGCTGACAAATATGCCGTCCACAAACTTTATTTGCTCTGCCACATACACAGGCCCGTAGCCTATTTCGATTTTATTGCTGAACCAAAGAGGTTCCAATGCATATGATGATGAAGCACAGAGTGACATGACCATCATTAATGATAGAATCTTTTTCATATGATTTAAAGGACTTTATTGTTGACAATCGCCCATTAGTGTGTATTCTACGTCGATAGTTGAGCCGCCCTCTGGGACGTGATCTGGTTCGAAATCTACTGTGTTATCTACATGGTTGTATGTCCAAGTGCTGACGGTTGTAATGCCGTCCACCGTTACTTCAATTGTCTCTTCTACTGGTGTTCCAGTTAGTTCGAATGAAGACAAATCTTGTGAAGCGTTCTCTGCGAGCGTTTCAAGATGTGAGCCCCAGTCAGTAGCACAGATAGAGAGATAGATTCCTGAAGTGTCGATAGTCGCGTTCTCATACCTTGAGTCATATGACGCTCCACAAGCAGGCGTACCATTACTTGGATTGTCTGCCGCGATAGCGTGCATTGCTAAGTCATCCGTGTCCTGTTTTAACGACTGGAATAGGGATGTGTAATATGTATACGGGTTTCCCGACTGTTCGGGCTCGTCTGACACTGCAACAAGATTTAGCTTTGCATCGTCTCGATAAAATCCTTCGTTGCATCCACCATTATTTCTATTATTTGAAGATAATGCCGATTCGAATAGACTGAAGATTCTCTCCGTGTTCGAGCCTTGATTTGCACTGGTTCCAATCATCGTTGTAAAGATTGCTTGTTGATCAGATTCTGACATGTTATTGTCAATGTATGAGTCTCCGCCAAGAATGCATCCACTGTCCTCGACAACCACCGCGACATGATAATCAGCATCCATACTTGCGAGTGTTGAGATAAAGGCGCTGAAGTTTGCTTGAACGTTAGCGATGTCTCCATACATTGAGCATGACCAATCTAATCCGAATAGAATATCAGTTGAGCCGTTGATTGGTTGTTCAAACGAGTCGTTCGATCTTCCATACTCCAATCCTGTTCCGTATTGAACGGTTAGATTGGATGGCGTTGTCAAGTCTGACGATACAGTTGTAAGATAAGACGTATCGGAGAACTCATCCAACGGAGAATAGTCTACGAACACCTCTACTGAACTATTTGGTGGGAGAATCCACGGCAGTTGTCCGTTATTGGACTCATCTGCATCAAAATATAAATCTCCTGCCGTATTAAACGAAAATGTCGACACTTCCAAGTCTGCGTTTCCGAGATTCGAGACAACGAGCGGAAGAGAGTCTTCACACCCAATGTACATTTGTCCGAAGTCATATTCAGCCGGTGAAACGTCAATAATGGGCGCCAAGCCCTCTCCCAGCAGTTGAACCTCGGTTACCGGCTGGTCTGGATCGTCGGAGTCGATAAGGATGCTGTTGTTCTCCAGCGCTGCAGTGGTCGGATCAAACGTTATAGTAAATGATGTCGTTCCATCCGGAGGCACAAGGATTGAGCCGATTGCTCCGATATCGTAAACCCCATTAGCGTCGTCAGATAGTTGGAGGTCTAGAATGTGCAAGTCTCCTTCTCCGACATTTTGAACTGAAACAACTTCAGTTACGGAGTTTTCAGCACCCACTCTTCCAAAATCGACTGAGGCCGGTGTAACGAGAATATCTGGTTCTAAACCATCTTTGATTGTACCGATGTTATCTGGATCTTCGACGATTCCGTACTCGTTGCACCCTATAAGTGGTGCTAAGGCGAGCAGGAACAATAGGCTTTTCATTCCGTATCCTCGGACTTGTGTTAAATTTTTAAACATGTAAATCTCCTTTTATCTTATGCTGCGTGGACGATTATAACGTCCATTTCGTAAGTTACGCAATAGCCGTTAGACTCCGGCAAGTGAGGCGGGTTTGTCCAATGTACCCACCAGCGCATGTGCTCATCTGGATCGTATCTCAATCCCCAGGTTTTTATCTTTCCTGTCTTGCGAATTATCAACCCCACTCCATAATCGTGCCAAATTGACTTGTGCTTTACTAGGTCTCCAGATTTGATTCGTTCCGTCGCCACTTTATTCGACTCTCTCAAGAATTACGCCGCGACCAAAGCCTCCGGCGGTTTGTGCTTTTGTAAGTCCTGCCTTGGCAACCGAAGCCATTTTAAGATTGTGAATCTCAATAAGCGAAAAGACCGCTTCAATCAGGTCTGCTGCCTCGACAAGTGAAGGATCAACCCGAAACTCTTCTAGTTCCTCTGACACCTTATTAAATAGCTCTCGCTTATGTTCAGCTACATCAGCAATATGATAAATCGGGGTTTTTCCGTCTTCTAGAATTATTTGGGGTATCTTATCTCTAACGAGTTTCACGCGGGCTCCCTGACCTTTTCGCTAATTGTAAATAGTCCAAAGCAACTTCACTTGTCTCTTCACCAGCAATTTGTCTCTCTTCGGTATCTCTAATGTCTCCAAGTTCGTACTTTTTATTCCTAATGTCATGGAGAATCTCCACCGCGAATGCAAAAATGCTATAAAAGAGAATAGACCCGATTAACAAATAAATAAACTCAATCATTCTGTCCTTCCGCGGATTGTACCGTATATTCGTTTTCTGCTATTTTTACTAAGGTAAGCATCTCATTATCTCTCTTTAGTTGTTCCCAGTATTTCGGGCCGGCGATGTGAATTTGCTCGTTAAGTGCTTTTCTGAACAGGCTCTGCAAACCCATTCCGTGCATCCAACCCCTTGGTCGAGGTAGATAGATCTTGCCATCTTTCGCCCTAATAAAGTTAGTACTCATCGTCTTCAGCTGTTATAAATGTGGGAGTACCCTCGCCAAGCCATGCGCCTGAAGTGTTGTAATCGAACCATTCGGCAGCTTCCTCGCTTGAGCACCCAAGCCACTCCTGAATCGCATCAATACAGCAATAAGTATCGTAGGCTGCGACATTCATAGATTCAACTCTCGGCCAGTGATCATCTGGCGAGGCAACTGCTCCTACAAGGGCTTTATCAAAATGTTCACGGGGCTCTAAGAATAGGGCTTCAGGGTGAATTTGGCTAATCGGCTGAACTGTCATTTTATACTTCTCTGTTTGTTGTAAATTCTCTTTGCTATCTCGAAAGACTTAATGTCATGCGCGTCATAGCCGAGCTTATTTAGCACTTTTACTATGATTGCACTGCGTCGTCCAGATCTGCAGAATACCGCAATCTCGTTCTCCTTTGGGATCTCGGATATACGGTTCATAATCTCTGAATGAGGAATGTTTATGCTGCCGGCAACGCTGCTCTCGGCTACTTCTTCTTCGCTTCGTACATCAAGCAGCGTAATTGGTAATGTTGTCATTATTTTCCTTACTTGCTTTATCGACGATTACGTTGCCTATAGCCGCGGGGTGGCGAACTAGGGCGTGGACGACCGTCAACGTACCTGATGTGAGTGCGGGGATATCTACTTAGCATGTGTCGCTGCACCCTCCGAAGCTCCCAGTGTGCGTGTTGCCAAGATCCAGTCGGAGTGTAGTGACCGGGTACCCAGACCCAAGCCTGAATATTGGGTGTAACTTGTGATATGGGCGGCTGTGTTGGGGGATGAGCATATGCTATACACCCAGTTGCAAAGAGCAACAATGTTGCTGTGAATAAAGTTTTCATTTTGTTTTTCCTACTGGTATTGAAATGTCTTCGGGTTCTTCGTAAAAGTCTGTTGCGTTGCCGGAGCGGTTGCTAAATCTGTAAATAATCTCTTCGTCCATGATTTTTTCAACATGCTCGCGGAACTCGGTATCGCTATTAATTAGTGCAACCCACTTAGATGGTTGGAATTTCTTTTCATAATTGTCTGTTTTGAGTGTATACCACGCTCCCGCAGAGGTGAGACTGTCGGATCCCTTAATAGCGTCAAACCAACTTTCTTCGTCTCGGACGCCGATATCAGCCGAGCCCCACATGATGCGGAAAGCACAATTACGCCCCTGAGTTCCAAATCTAGATTTTTCAATCCTGACCTTAACCTCCGATCCTACGCGATAACCCTTGTCATCCAATACAAAAGCTGATTTAGCCTTTCTTCCTGTGAGCCAGATCCTTAGACTATATGAATAGACCAAAGCTTTACCACCCGGAGTGATATAAGGTGTAGTCATCGCTGTTATACGGGCGAGAGGTCCACTGGTAATGTTGTCCTTAAGCTGGTTCAGTACGAGAAGAGTTGCTTGCTTATCTGCAATCGGGAGAGTAATCTTAGACATCCCCTTTGCCAGAATACGTGCTTTCACCGCCATAGATGATTGGGGATTGAAATCACCCTCTACATCGGAAATAGCGGGAGTGAAAGCCAGTGAATCCCAGACAAACAGGATCTTCTCGTCTGTTGCGCCAAGAAGCTCCTCTATCGTCTCTAGCACAAATTCAACAGATGATGCCTGCACATACATAAGGTCATCTAAGACACAACCTGCAGATTCTAAGAAAGTCGGATCAATCGCAGACTCCGAATCGAAGTATACAACCAATTTGCCTTGCTTCTGGGCGTTGGCTGCAATTTGTGCTGCCATGTAAGACTTACCTGTAGACGTTAACCCCGCAATCTCGGTAATTTTACCGACGGGAATTCCAGCTATCTGACCTTTGCAAATAATACTATCTAACCACCTAGAACCTGTTGGGATCCAATCTTTTACCTCTGTCGGATTTGCTTCCGTTAAGTTGTGGGCGACGTTTCGTCCGGCTTTTTGGTTAACAAGCTTTCTCAAGTCTTGCATGGAAACCTTTCCGGGTTTAGTTTTGGCTTTTCTAGCCATTGTGCTCTCCTATCATTAAAATTTCTCTAGCCTTTTTGGCGCTATGTGTTCCATCCGTGTTTTTCTTTCGACGACCAGCAGTGTACGTTACGTCAAAATAAACAAGGTCATTATCTCCCTGCCGAGATTCGAAGAACCCATCTCCCACATCTCTATTAGACATCATAACATGGCAGCCGGCGGATGTCAAGTCATTTAGTAGTTTAATTACCCTCTGCTGCAGCGTGTCATCAAAATCAACACCGTACTGGGTGAAGGAGCCTCGATAAGGAGGGTCTAGAAAAACAAAGCTATTAGGTTGTGCGTATTCAAGACAATCAGTAAAATCGCCAGAGATCAGCGTGCACTTTTGCAGCGCTTCGTGCCACTCCATCACGTTATCATAATCATAGACCTTATCTTTCTGATTTAACAAGCCACTCGGAGTGCCGAACCGACCATTAGTATTTTTGTTGATCTGCCAGATTCCATTGAATCCCGTCTTCATCAGAAAGTACAGGGTTGCTGCTTCTTCTGTGGCTGTCCACTTTTGATAGTTGTATGCGTGTTCTTGACGCAGGGCATAATAGAACTTTTTGCGCTCGGGCTTCGAGAGTGGCAGGAAGTCCTCTTGGTACTTGTCCAGTGTGGTAAGAAAATTGCCTACGTCATTGCGAATCGACTGGTAAATTCTCATGATGTCTTCGTTTACATCATTTAGGAAGAATGTCGCTTCGGGGTTTTTCTTATAAGCCCAGACAAACATAGCCCCTCCTCCTAGAAAAGGCTCGATATAGCTATCAAACTGCTCCGGAAGGTAGTTGGTGTATTTCTTGAGCATCTTGTTTTTGCCCCCGGCCCACATAAATAACGGCTTCATTAAACAATCTCCATGATTTGATTCACAACTTGATCGATGTTCGCAAATCCTTGTTCTATTATTGCATAGTTTGCGTCCTCAAGCAAGAGTTTTATTTCGTCTTGATACTTCTGTCCTTCAAAAGTAGTGCCTGAGAAGACTAGAAAGAAGGGCTCATCTGCCAAGGAAGGATCGTTGTGGCGCACGAGTCGCTTTAACGGCTCGGAAAGATATTTGTACACACGTTCATGTGCGTTACCACCCTTGTTGCCCGTCTTCTTTTCGACATAAAGGCTCTTACCTGTCTTGGTGTTCGTAATCTTGGTGTCCAGCACAATGCCCTTGCCATCCGAATAAATCGTCAGCTTAGGTGGGTTCTCAACCACCTCATAGTGCGGCGGTAGCCGAAAGCGCACCGCAGACGCAAATGTGGTCTCTCCGTTCTTACCTGTCTTTCCTGCCAAGTCCTGCCAATTGTCTCTATTTGATAGTGCGTTTGCACCCATGTTTATCTCCCATAATTTGTTATAATAATCTCTGACGATTTCTTGCTCTTGTTCATCCCATAAGACCATTCTGCTGCGATAATCTCACAGTCTTTATACATCTCTCTAATCTGCTCACAGTCATTATATGACATAACCCACCGATCTCGTGTTGATAAGATAGAATGAAGTTTCTCGTGCTCAAAGCCTTTGTGAAGGTCGCCATTAACGCCGTATAATGAGTTCTGACTGGTTTTAAGCATGTAAGGGGGGTCTAGGTAGAGGAAGGCTTTAGGGTGGCTTAGAATGGCATTCTCGAAGTCTGCATAATCGACTCGGAAGTTCTCAGCCTTAAAGTCCCGAAGGCGCTGAACTGAACTATCTGTGAATCGTGCGGTTGCAGCTTTCTCTGACCAGCCCCCGCTAAACGTTGCGCCTGAGAAGCTTGATCTATTGATAGCATAGAACTTGGCTGCTCGCTCATAGCTGAACATGAATGAATCAGTCTTAAGATCCTCTCTAAAACTCTGAAATGATTCTTTGGAGCACCCGACTACGCTGTTGCCCTTGCGATCAACGAAAGTTTCACGGAGGCTTTCTACCTCGTCAGCCAAGCGCTCACTGTCGCCACATAAGGCGTTCCAAAACCAAACAAGCTGTTTCATCTTGTCGTAGCCAAATACCTTGATGCCCTTGTTGGCTAGTGCCATCTCGACGGAGCCACCTCCGAAAAACGGAGAGCACACCCGCTCAACATCATCTGGAATCAGCGGCAAAATGTGCTTAACTGCTCGTGTTTTGCCTCCGGGATATCGCAATGGTGTTTTCACAATAACCTACTTATTTGAAACTTATTCTGTTCTAGGGGACTATTTAGAAGGTGGCAGACTTTGACCGGTCTGCCAGCGGTGGACACAACCTAACCAGCTACTAGTTCATTAAACGCACGATCTACGTCAGACGTTGCACGAGTATTGTACTTGGTAGTCTCAGATGATCGCGTTTCGGCGGATCCGTCTCCGGCGAGTTGCTCATCGAGAATAGCGTCAACTTGCTCCGGAGTAAGACGCTCAAATAGAGTGTCAAAATTCGGCATGCCATCAAGGAGGGCGGGGATAGCTTCCGTGTCCTCAAGCAAGGGGGATGATTTACGACGCATTTTTAGGTTGGTCTTGGGGAAGCTGCCGGGGCCGGTAGCTTTAGTGTAGGTCAGCACAATATCTGTGCCTTCCGTGGCATCTGTTATGTCTCCATAATCAGGATCGAGCACATAACCAAGCAGCAGACCATAAGCTTGCTTGCCGTACCCGTAAACCTTAATACCTTCATCTTCTTTGCCGCGTACTACGACGGGGCTGAAGTATCGGGTTCGAACGAACAGGGACTTTGCCAAATCTTTACTGGCTTCGTCGTTGTTGTCAGTTCCTTCGCGCCATAGAGTAGAAGCAAAGTCGCAGATTGGACACTTCTCCCCAAAGTTACGCTTAGGACACAAAATGCCACCACGATGATCTCCAACGTTATAATGGAAGAACATTTCCTTAAGAGGATCTCCATCATTCGTCGGCACCATTCGGATGCTAGTGTCTCCGGCGTCTGGCTTGAACCAAACACTGTTCGTGTCTTGTTTATTTTCTCCGCGCAAATTTGCGAGCTTGTTGCGCATTAGCTCCATGTTAATACCCATAATTTCTCCTTGTGGGTTCGAGACAAGCGTTCCTTGTCTCTTTGGTTTTAAAGCACCGATAGCAAACCGGTTGCTTGTATTAGTAATATAACATCTTCGTTATTCGTTGTCAAGTACTTTTTCTTGCTGAATCACATTTGTATGTGCCACAACAAATCCGAAATCTGCATGGGGAGTGCCGTATATCGCATACGACATTTTTAGAAATGCATTCTTCGGTTTACTCTTTAGCATATCGACCAGTTTTTTGTGTAGCCCGCCTTCAGTAGCAAGCCTTTCATCGTTTATACAGATATAATAACATAGCTCGCGAGGGGTGTCAAGGGGGAAAAGAAACTTTTCTTTAAGCCTCTTGATGTCGAGGAATCCTATTGTTCGGATTCTATTCATGGCGGCTGGTTTGGAAACTTGTCCAATCTCCGGATCGGAGAACTCGAAATAGTTGAGGTGGTGAACGGTCGAGAATATGCTTTGGTTCAGAGTGTCGTAATATGTCTTAATCGGCACTTCACCAAGCGCCGTCTCCAGATCTAGATTCGAGATCAACGTAAGCGACCTAAACATACCAGAGCGCGCGTATTCTTGCAAAACTCCAAAAACAACTCTTTCCACAACACGGGGCATGCCAGTAAGAAGCTCTGTGTCTGGTTTAATATAAAATAGGTCTATCTGTTTATGGCTTATTTGCTGGAGGATTCCCAAAACATAGTTTGAACTCATTGAGGAGCCCATGACGAATACTTGCACTCGATCGCGCACATTCGCAAAGAACTCCGACAGGTCTGGGGTGTTGTTTTCGCACTCTTCGGGAGAATCGAGGCTTTCTATCTTGTATTCTTGTTCTGAGTTCTCTTTTACGTTATGATTTAACATATAAACGTCGTAATTACCCGTAGTTGCGAACCTCTCTGCTATAGCCGATCCAGCAGAGCCAATGCCAATTATTGAGATCATATTTTTAACTCTTCCATTTCCAAATAGTTCTTGCCACAGGTAAGATTAACCATAAAATTGCCTATCTTATTGTTTGCAAATATTTCTCTTATTTGAGGCGCTATCTCTCGCTCACTATCTGCGAGATCTACTACGATCTCATCATGCACGATGTGAGAGATGAACGACTTCTTACCCTCTAAAAATTTATCAATCGCCACAGCGCGCTCCAATACAAGATCAGAAGTGGTGCTTTGAATAAGATAATTTAACGCTTTTCTCCTATCAACCGGAATTCGGCGCTTGAACATAGTCTTAATATAAGCACCATCATACCATTTGTCAAGTACTTTTTGTCGATGATAGCGATCAAACTCCTTGTCGGCTGAATCTGGATTATAAAGCCATGCGAAAAACTTAATCTTTGCATCGGTACGACTTATTGAGCCGGCGATGAGATTCTTTATGTGCCACGTATGTACATCTTCTTGAGGCTGCTCTTCGCCCGCTAATCCAATAAACGTTCGAACTTCAGCAGCGTTATAATCTAGTGATAAAAACCAATCATTGTTCGGCTTTAAGAGCTTTCTGAAATCTTTCTTAACTGTGAGTATGGGGAAGCTCCTCTGTGTGGTTGTTAAACGACCGGTTACCGTTCCGAATAAGTTATACTCAATATGACGATAACCATTTACCAGCTCTTTAACTTTCAGTGAGTTTCGGTGTGAATAGTGAAGACTCTTACAGCCCGAAACACTCAAATTTAGCCTTTGGTAAGAGATCTTATACAAAAGCTTTTGGATCTCATTTTGGTGTTCATAGACCTCTGGTCTTTCGTGTGTCTCGAATACGTGCTGTGTTATCTTGTTCTTAATCTCGCAGAAATCCTTAAGATAATCCTCCGGCACGAGATCAAATATGCAATGTTCCCGAAGATCAATTTTAGCAATCTCAAACGACCGAATATATGCGCGTGAGCGCCTCTGAGAAGCTTGCAACCTTGGAAGAAGGTCTTCGGGGCACACTTCTGCGAGTGTTTTGCCGCCGGTATAAAGCCACGCATATTCAACATCGGAATCGGTGAGAGAGCCCGTATACTTCCACGTCCTAGATAGATCTTCTGGGAAGCTATTGTAGTGAAGACGCCCATCAGCGTAGATCCCTATGCACTCCGATTTATCGTCAATTGTCTGGAATATCACCCATTCTCCGTCTCTTTGAGTTTGCGTTTTGCTTTGTTTCTTTCTCTAATATAACTCAAAGAGCCGCGATAGTCAAATGGTTTATTTAAAACAATCTCAAAAAGCTTCAGTGCAGCGGTGGGTGTTTCAAGGTGAGACATCTCCAAACAATCGTCAATAAGGGAGGACTGCTTGTCTGGGCTGAACTGCGACTCCTCCTCAAAGAACCTTATCCTACAGTATAGATCGATGAAATATTCCGGGGGGTATTTTTCTTTTAGCTCCTCGGCTGTGTAGGTTTCGGGATAGATCGTGTGGCTGATGGTGGACCCATTGCAAACTTCCAACTCTTGGAAAGATTGCTTTTTTACAGTGTCGTAAATGCCCAGAAGCGTTTTAACCAGCAGTTGATTATCAATACTGTAGCCTTTTCTAAACTGGGTATTAATCACGGCTGTGGCATTGCCGAGCCCTAGTCCGGCGGTATATGTGTTCATTCCTTCTGATCCTATATCTGCCACAATTCTCCATGGTATATTGCTATCGATCATGAACCCATAGCGATTGCACATATTAACATAACACTTCCAGTTGGGATCGTCAATGAAATCTTGAATTTTAGTATCGTCGTCTGAGGCGTTAAGATCGGCAATCTCAATCGCCAGTCCCGTGTTCATTACGGTAGAATACCGGCTTTTTATAAAGCCTGATTGTGTAAATGGAATGGTTCGACTGGTACGCTCTATATACGCCATAAAATAGCCCACAAACTCATCGAAATCTCTCACCTTAATATCTCTAGTGATAAAGATCTGCTGAAATGCTTTGGCATAATTTTCTATGTGACTGTTATACGCCTTTACCGGGCTAACTAAACCTTTATATGCCGAAATAGCGCCTAAATACTTGCTATCTCCGGAGATTTCTCCTTGCATTATCTTTCGGCGAAATTCGCGCGCCATATCGTTAAAGGCGTTAGTAACATATGACAGACTACGAACGCTGCGCGATTGGGTGAATTCGGGAGTCTTAAGGTCTGTGAGTACGCCGTCGTAGTTAAGGACAATGGGGATATATTGACGGTCTACTCTGCCAAAGAGAATCTTCTCTCCGAAATTGAAATTCACCAGATGTCGTACATTCTCAGGATTTGAGTCGGCTCTGTAGATCAATCTCTTGTTGAAGAGTGCTCTTGTGGATTCCTTGTTGTTCTTTGCGTAAAATGTTGACATTATGGTCCCTCGTTGATTTCAGGGTGTTCCAGATTTTCTTCTGCATCGGGTTCATCTATAAAGTCACCTAGCGACCCTAATGCTCGTAAGTTTTGTGTCTCGCGACAACGTGTTGAATCGAGGTTCGGGCCGCTATCTTCCGTATCAACAGCCTCGCCGCCGGCGTCAACTTCTTGGCTGCCCCCTTCGTGTTCTGCGACCCATTTTGCCTGAATTGTGGTTCCAGCTTCGCCGGGACCGAATCGGTGGGTAGACCTGATTATCATGAAGTACCCACCTATACCAAAGTGCGTTAAGTTGTATAGTTCGCCGCGGGCATTTCGGTCTTCCCAAAGGGCAGCGCCGGGTGCGAAGGTGGTCGGGTCGATATAGAGATATTGTCCCGGGAATGCGTTTGGTAACGGAAAGGTCTTGATATCCGCGTCGTAGGTCACTCTCAACTGTTGTAGCCCATCATACCCCTCTTGTTCAAATCTGACCTCTGGGAGGTATGGCGCTTCGGTCTTTTTGAGAGAAATGTTTCTCACAATGCCGTTCTGGAGTCCCATCCCATAGTGAAGGATTCCATTGTTGATATCGACTGATGGGTCCCCTGTCATTTGTTCGGTTGGCTTGGTTCTGCCGGCATAGTAAACCAAATAGTTCGTTTCTCGCTCCAAGCCCCCCTCAAGACCGGTCGTTGTGCTATGACGATCACCGTCGGGTCCCGATATGTTAAGGGCGGGTAGTGGTAAATCTATTCCTGCTGGGATTTGCCGGCTGATGACTGCCCCATTGGCGCCATAGGTGAGGTGGGCTGACGCAACGCGTAGTGGGGCATAAGAACCGCGGGCTTGCTTATATCTTAATGTCTGGTATGTTAGTGTATCGAACGAATCATAGTCAGATTCGACCTTTCGGTTCCATGCTTCTTGTGATGTGTAGTCGGTAACCACTGCTTGATTAACTCTTATTTTTTGCTTTATGTTTGTCGAGAAGCAAGTGTCGTCGTTAAGGAAGTTTCGGATAAGCATGTTAAAGAAGTTGTTCAAGAAATGTGGAAGAGGGTATTCGGCGCGCTCTTTAGTGAGCATTTGCTTGGTCAGCCACTCAGTAAAATACTTAACAGATACCGGTACGTTGCCGAAATTGGTAAACCGCGAGTCTTTGAGGTTTACTTGGTTTACTAACTCTATTGGACCTAGTACAGCTCTAAATCTCTTAAATTGTTCTGCGAACTTTTCAATCTTGTATTTTTCGAAATCGATTTCGCATTGAGTGATGGGCGCGGTTCGGTCGGTGGAGTAAACCTTAAAATAATCGGTGTCATCCAGCTTGGCGCGCATCCCATCAGGTCCCAAATATTCTTCTATGCCGGCGAGTATCTCATCAACAAGATCGCCGACGTAAAAGAACTGAACATTTCGGCTTCGACTATTGGAGAGCGCTCTTGACCTTGCTGCAGCGGCTGTGTGCGCGCTTTCTGCGTCGGTGTCGGACATGGCTTCAGCAAAGATTTCTGCGGCATGGATTCCGGGGATCTCAGCGTTCTCCGTCGAGGTCCCAATCTGTTGATCAGCGAAAGCTATTTCCGAATATGGTCCGCGGCGGCGCCAAGAGGCTAGCTGATCATACGTCAGATTAATCGTTCTTATCTTTTCTTTTCTGTACATACGCGCAAGAAGCGCCTGAAGAGCGTCAATCTTATTTTGAGCTATGTTTAGGCTTTCGGACTCTTTAATCTCGGACATTTTCTCTTGTTCACAGAATGTCGCCAGCTTCGTAAAACGCATTTTGCGATGGAGTACCTCTTTTCCAATGTCGAGATCTGAAAAGATATTGAAAGTTGGGCTGTCGAAAAAGTCCTCTACATATGCCAAGTATTTGATGGTCATTGTAACTCGACCCATATCGTCGAAAGCAAAATCATGCACTGTCGGCGTCAGGTTGATGGTTACAAAACTGTGGGATACCGCCTCGTATACGTCGTTATATTGTTCATCTCCTCTCTGGAGAATATCGACACGATCACCGCGGTCCCTCACACTCCAGAACTGGTCGCCGGAGGGATCCGATTCGTTGCGTGGAGGTTTGGCATATCCTACAACCGCTTTTAGCCTAAACTGCAGCTTTGCCAACTCTGCATCTTGTTGTGCTGTATTCCCGGTGCTGTCTGATCCTTGCTGGTGCGTTGGCTCAGTGCACTCGCCCTGCTCAGACGGTATTTCCCGGCGACCTGTCTTAAGAGCGAGATCTAGATATCTATATTGATTAGCAGCGTCGGATCCACGCAATTTCATTAGTTCGTCAAAACTGTTGGCGAAAATGGTTAGTGTAGCTTTGATGCTCTTTTTTGCAGCGAATGGGTTGCTTCCATCGTAGGTGAACTCAAAGTTTTTAATACCGGCGCCATGACCGCGTGTTCGGGAGTTCTGCAGCATTGTTGCCGTGGTCGTTTCTTTATAGTTCTTCTCGTGAGAGTCGAAATTGAACTCTTGTTCATGTTGGCTCCTATCTCCATTAACTGTTTTATCTGTTATCTTAAACAGGCGAATTGTGGGCTGTAGTGCTGATAGTTGGGAGTGATGCGCTTGCATGAGCGGGTATATCTTTGGATCGCCCGTTAGCATGTTCATAAATCCAAACGGAGATCCATTAACCTCGATTGATGCGTTTGCCGCGTTGCTGCTGCCGCTGACTGCTGGAATGTAAGGTAGCGGCTTTGAGTCTGTTGGGCGTTTGCCAGCTAAATTGAAAATGTCGGACAGAAGATAACACTGTTCTCTAAAGGTTGCTTCAAGTGCATTTGTGGCTGCGAGGGCGAGGATTTCGGCCGCGTCCTCTGCTATCTCTTCTCTTGCGTCTGCAGCGTCTTGTTGTTCTTCTTCTGAAACGTCGTCTTGGTCGATTCCTGATTGTCCCGTATCATCGCCGCCGCCGTCTGTGCACGACCGAAACATCTCTTGTGCAGCGATCATCCGATATTTATACCACTTCAGATAAAGCTCTTCGACTAAAGCCTTCATATTCTTGTCTTGTAGTACAGAAATCGTCGGTTGAGCGTCCATTACACCAAAAACGGAAGGGATCCCGGGAACATTAATAAAGCGTCCTTTGCCATTCGCCGACGGCTCGAAATCTTTCAGAGGATGATCATCATTACCATCTTTGGCGAGAGGAATCTCGGGAATAAAGTTAGGATGTAGCAGACCATCCGCCGTAACCGACAGCGAAATTCCATCTATTATGGCATGTCCCATCCTCGAGTCGTTACCCCACTGTGCCCCTTCATAAAAAAATGGATTGTCTCGATCGGCGTTGGGATTGCTAATAGCCCAAGGGCTGGTTATGTTCTCCTCGTCATCATTCAGCAGAAGCAGCTTTAGTCCCTGAGCGTCTAAACCTCTGGCGAAGGTCGCGCGGCGGAATCTCGCGTTGCCCGCGGGCTGGTCCTCTCCAAAAGTAACGCCCGCGGTGACGCTGTTGAGAGTATCGAGTGACTCGGCCTCAATTATCCTTGCATTCCATGCTGCGCGGATATCTGCTGCTGTGTTTTCGATCTGCTCTAGCCAATCCTCCTTAAACTCGTCCAATTTGTTGGAGCCGCATACGTAATTGCCGAAAGCGAGCTGCCAAGCCTCGGCCGGTCGAGCACCCTCTTTCGCAAATGGTCCGATCATAGCATGCTTCATTCGCAGCCCATTAATTAGGTTTGCGGCAAATTGCATGTATGCCTTTTGTGTTGCCCGACCGCGCTCTTGTGCCACTGTGAGATCCCAGTCAGGGCATGAAAGTGTTTCGCCGAGCGACCTAAACCAAGTTCGGCCCACCGTAATCGCCCCTTGAGAATGCGGTATAGTGTACCATGTTTTACGACCTTTAAAGTCCTGCCACAGGTCATAGGTGGCGGCTGGGTAATCCGCTACTCGGCGAGTGCTGCGGGACTGCTGTGAAAACATATGGTCGTGAAGTTGAGGTCTTGTTCGGCTTTGTGGCAAAAGGCACTGGTGTTGTGAGGCGCGAATCCAGCGCTTGGTGTCTCCGGAGAGGCCGTATCCCTCCTGGAATAGGTCGACATCCTCGGTGCGAGTGTAGAGTTTGTTGACAGTAAAAGCATCGCGCCGATAGCGGCGCAATGTTGGCATGTTTTGAAAAGGGTCCGACATCCCCGAAAGCGCCCCACCGCCTTCGCTTTCGCCGACAGCGGTATTGTACGCCGTATCGTAAATGATATTATAAAAAAGATTCGCCATATCCGTGTTGAGGGTGCTTGATCCGGCGAGTCCCGGGAGAAATTGCATGCCCTTCCTGAAGAAAGGTCGGTTATCGTCGACGGCCTTGTGCCAGAAGGGCGCTACTACAGTCAAGTTATTCCAATAGAGATCAGGATCATCGCGATCAATAGTAAAGTCGGATTGCCACACACCACTAGCAAGTGCGTTGTTGGCGGCGGCTGAAGTAAGTTCATCATATGATGGAATAGCAGCACTACCCTTCTCCGGTTCTGTCATCTCACTTAGCGTCTCTCTTAGCCTTATGATCGATGGCGCTAGCTTAATATCATCGGACATATATCACCACCCCATCAGACACGCAGCACATTTAAAGCTGCTTCTAGGTTAATTGGAATCGACAGGGAGGCTCCGTTGGGAATATCAACTTCCGTGGGATATCCGTTAAACCAAGCGATGATCCACCAATATTCTGCTTTTCCGTAAAACTTGTAAGCAAGCGTATAGAGGCGATCACCATATTTGTATATATGCTGGGTTGTCTGCAGGGATCTCCTCTCGGATGCCGTTGGGTGGTACAACTTGGGTGTTGCGTATTGAACCAACTTTTTAAGCCCTCTCGGCTTTCTTAAGGGTTCGTAGTATTCGCTTGAATTGGTGAGTACTTTTGTTGCTGCGTATCTTTTGGGCATTATTCGTCTCTAAAGCTGGCTAGGATGTCAGCTGCAAATGCTGCAGCACTTGCTTTATTATAGGCGTCTTCATCAGTATAAAACATGAGTTCACCAGTATTGCTAGTTATAGTGTAGACACCAGATCCAGCTATCTCACCGTTGGGCACCGTAAACACAGGTCTAGCTGGGTCCGGGACTGTGAGGGTCTCAGCCGGCGTATTCAGAGCACCCCATGGCTGCTCAAGTCCGAACTCTAGTTGAGTAGCTTGTTCGGCGAGGGCTTCGCGCTCGTCATCAGCGGCCCAGACGTAATCATCCATGCGCTCCTCCCATTCCTGAAAGTTTCTCTCAAGTTCCGCTGCCGCCGCTTCTTCGGCGCGCAGCTTTGCCAGCCCTTGACCGGTCTGGGAATTGTGGGTATTATAAGGAAACGCATTATTGCTGAATGTGCCGTCGTCAAACCAGCCCAGATGAGTTTCGTGAATCACTGCAAAGTCTAAGTTTACCTCGATAAACTTTGGCAGTATCGATGTGGAGTCGGCGGATGTGTCTTCGTCGGTGATGTCGGTGTCGGCGGATTGCTCGAATCCGCCGCCAGTGGAGCTACCATTATCTAAGTTGTGATTAATCGTTACATTTTGAATAACCCCTAACAAGCCAGTAGCGGGATTATTGGGTACAACCAGTCCGCCTTGGCCCGGGGCTGGTTGTCCGTTGCCATTTTCGGTGGTACGAATTATGTTCATAAGCCCCATGCGTACTAATGGTGCGCCGGAGATGGTTTGTGCTGGTGCAGACGTGCTGGTACCTCCAGCAGAACTATAGTTCGGGTATAAAAACGTGGTTAATTTCTGCACTTTAGATAGGTTTTCCCATGCCTCACTCTGTGTTGCTGCTGGTACCTTAAATGCGATGGAAATCGACCTTACTGTATTTTTGTACATATAGATTGGATCTGCTCTTCCGAATACTGCCTCTGAAGTCCACTCCGGTCTGAATGTATCTGTGTAGGTGGTGAGGAACGCTTTAAACGCCATATTCTGACCAGAATTAACATGATAGAACGTTATTACTTGTCCCCTATTCGCCATCGCATCTGTGGCGCGGACATAGTTAGTATTTTTCTTCTTTGCGTCGTATTTTTTAACGTCGAAAGCGTCTGGTTTATTAGTTTGTTTTGGCATCTATATTTGTCCCTTTATCCCCGACTGAGTGCCGCTGAGCTAACGACAGTACCAACAGTTTCCTCAACAAACTCTTTAAGCTGGCGACCATCTAAGGTAATTGTAATCTCGTTTCTGATTCTTTGTGAAGTCGGACTTGGTGATGCGGCGGGGGCTGCACGTTGCCGGCTTTGAACCATTTGGGGGAGTACTCTTGATGTGAGTGCTAACGCTCCAAGCTTCATGCCGCTCATGTCGTTAACTGAATCTTTCATCGATTCGAATGCAGCCATGCCGGCTTCTAGTTGATCCGCGTTCACATTTCCGTAACTATCAAAAATAGCTCCCATATCTTCCATGTTATCTTTGTCTTTCTTGAAGACGCCAACGAGCTTGCTAAGTCCCGCGGCAGCGAGTCCGACGGCGCCGATTGCGGCAACACCTACCCACGACAAAGGATTTGCCATGCCCGCAAGGGCGCCCACAAGAAGCCACAAGGCCCCGGATAAAATTGTGATTCCGGCTGCCATCATTTTGAATTCACTCCACTTCATCCCCTTGAAGGATTTAACTAGTTTGGATAGCCCAAAAGCCGCCAATGCGACGCCGGCGCCCACTCCAACAGCCGCGGCGCCTAGGGCCAGCATTGGTCCCACAGAGGGCGCTGCGGCGGGACCAATAAAGCCCAATTTGGTGGTTAGTTTAGCAAGCCCGCCGAGGAGGGGTGCAAATTTAAATGCAGCCCATACACCAACAAGTATCTTCCAGTGGTTCGCGACCCACTTGATTATATTTCCAAGAGTTTTCATAATGTCTATAAAACCAACTAGTTGCGGATGTAGCTCTGCATTACCATCCTGCCATTGTTCAAGATTTGTTATCATGCGTTCAATCCAATCAATGACCGGGTACAATATTGGAATCATCCGCATAAACAAGGCATTGAGTCTTTCTTGGAATGTCGCCATCTCGCGAGCCTCTTCGGCTGCTGCAGCGTAATCTGCAGACGTTTGGTTCAACCCTCCTGACAGGGCATCCATATCTCCGCGCATTAATGCGGCGAGATCCGATACTTCCTCAAGACCAGCGGCTTCTGTATAGAACTTCCGTTGGTAGTAAGACATATCATCGAATGTCATACCTGTGTCTTTTATGGCGTCTCGAATCATTTCGAATCTTGCCGCCGGATCGGTCTCCATCATAAGATCCATGGCATTAACGAAGTTGCCGCCCAAAGCAGCGTTAAGCATTCCGGCGCGTTCTGCGGCGCCTTCGAATGTGTCGAACTTTTCGGTCAAAGCAATCAGTTTGCCAAGTTCCATGCCGGTGATCTTGGAAATTCGTGCAAGATCCTTAAATGCGTCCACACCTTGAGAGCCCATTTTTGCTAATCTGTTGCCCATCGATCCAAATTGCTCAATAAGCATCGCCGGCGCGACTCCCAGATCCACAGCAGCGGCTCTCAACTCTAATAGCGAGCGGCTAGCGGTCTCTGCAGTGTCTCCGAAGGAGATTGTGAGGGATTGCATGGCTTTCGAGCTAACGTCGGCTGAAACGCCAAGTTGGCTCATTATAGCGACATGATCGGCCAACTCTGCACGGGTGGCTGCAGATGTCATGGTGAAATCAGTGAAAGTCCCATGTAACTTCTGCCATGCTTCTTGGTTCTGCTGCACGGAGACTGTATATTTACGAGTTCTTTCGTAACCGTGCGTCATCTCTCTTGCGAGGCTTTTGCTTCCGCCTGTGGCTTTTCTGAACGCAGACTCTGACTCGTTCATTATGAATATGAGTTTTATCATCGAGTTGATGAAAGCGCCTACACCGGCTTTGATCAAATTGGCGCCGAATGCCCTAATCGAGTTGCCACCGCCCCGAAAGCTTTTCCATACTTTTCCCAATTGGGCGACGTTGAAAACGGGGTGGCTGCCATATGGACCGAGCGCGCTGCCAAGGGATTTGCCTAAGTCGCCGGCTGCGGAGACTCCTTCTTTGAATGCGACACTGGTTTTGTTGATTACTTTTAGCTTTTCTTCGGCTTTCTTAAGCTCTTTTTTAGCATTCTCAAGTCTTTTAATGTCTTCTGGACCCTGGGAGATTCCAAGGCGAATTGTCTCCTTTGCAATGTCGAACTCTTTCTGTTTTAGACGAACAGCTTCCGCTTGTTGGAGAGAGCGCGCTTGTTGGGACTTTCCTAAGCCTTCATAAGCTTTCTGAACTTTTTCGATGTCTTCCAACTCGCGGGCCCAGCGTTCAACGGCGTCCGCGTTGGTTTCATCTTTCCCCTTAGTCGCTGTGCTTGAGGACCCGCTCTTTTCACCAGCTAACTTCTCAAGAAGTTTGATTATCGCTTTTTCGCCTTCAGTCATCGGCATGGCTAAACCCTCCGCGCATTATATACCTGCAATAATTAGTTATATGAGGAAAAAGCGGGCGTTTGTGAAAGGACACTTATATCTTTATTAGGATTTGCCGATATGTTTGGGCGCTGGTGGCTGGTTATGGGCATTTAGAGTTTGTGATCTAGACGAGCCTCCACCCTGAGCTTCTTCGATTGCTTGTTGCTCTGCCTCCAACTGTCGAATGAGGCGTTGGACAAACCACTTGCGCAATCCTAGCGGCAAGTTATAAGCTTCGGCGAACGACCAGCCTCCGGAGTATTTTAGGAAGAAGAACTGTTCATAGACGTCTTCCATATACTCATCGGTTAGGCCAAAAAAAGTCCGCGGTGAGCGGCACCTCCATATCTTGCTCAAAATCGCATTCATTACATTCGAAATGCTGCGTAAGATCAACATTGGGGGCTGCTAGTTTATATGCCATTCTCAAATGTTGAGAATCTGTGGAGGGCATGTTTTCGATGACATAATCAATGATTTCCTGGGAAGTTTCGCCTTTTACGGAAACGATGAGATTTCTCAACTGCTGTGTTACCAGCTTCTCATGAGAGTTTCTCTTATCCTTCTTTTGGAGCTTCGACGTCATCTCTCTTTCATCTGCTCCGGTCAGGAGCCTAAATACAACGTCCATTTGGAGGCGCGGGAGAGTCACTGTGAATGTCCCATCCTCGTTGTAACGAGTATCGAGAGTATCGACGTCGCTGCCGTCATATATTTCTGCTTCGTTAAGATCAAAGGTATATTCTTGCTTTGTCTCGCAGGATGGGCAGGTAACTGCTGTTGTATATTCGTTGCCGTAGCCCGAAACTCGGGTTGCAATAATTATCGCATTTCTATCGCCTACCAACAGGTGGTCGGGGTGAATGCTTTTATCGGTAATGAGGCTTTCGAGAACTCGCTCGATTGCCACGCCTTTCTTAAGCAGTGTGCGTGATGTCAGCATATCTTCTTCTTTTGCTGTCAACTGCTTGATTTCAATGGTTTCCTGATCATGGAGGGGATGCCCCTCTGGATACAGAAGTCCTTTTGATGGGAGTTCTACGAACTCTGTGGGTACCACGAAGGAGAATCCTTCGATCCCAGCACCTTGAAGTACTGGGGCGGGTGTCGCTGTATCTTGGGGGGTATTCCCTCCCGTGCGACCTCTATTTCTAGACAATATACACCTCTATTTATTTAACTTTTTATACGTCGAAGAACGATGAACCACCAGCGCCAGCAACTGCGGCTGATTCTCCAGCAGTCTCGACTCGTGCCCAGTCATACTTCAGAGTAACCGACATCTCAGTAAGCTCATCATCGCCATATGCAAGATCACCGTACTTAAGTTCAGTTACGAACGAGTTCCACAGTGTCCATGTTTCAAGCGGGTTGCCGTCGGAATCAATCTGTGTAATAATAACCTGTCCCAATGCGCCAGCAGCTTTTGCCTTAGACATCGTGCCCAGATCGTTAGCGTCAGTCGGAGGACTATAGCCTGATTGCACAATAATGTCTGACAGTGTTGCTGCCATATCGGGCTCAACTGGGTCAACCAGTGTCAAACTAACATCCTGCCATGTGACGGCTCCTGGATAGAAGAAAGTATGGTTGAGATATTTGTGCTCTGCGGCATTTACCGTAAAAGAAGGCTTACTAACCGTTTTTGCATACCAGAGAGCTGCGCCTCCCTGTGCTGCTTGAATTCCTTGGAACTCCACGGTGAATCTAAATTTTCTTTTAGGATCTTGAAGGGCGGTATCTTGACCGAAATTTGTTGACCAGAATGGCATTAGTTGGAACTCCTGTTATCTATATTATATAGTGTTGTGAGGGGTTTTATCCCCCCATCTTTCCTAATCATCGAATGAAGCCCCTGTCGAAGCGATCACAAAGTCGATTGCGATATATTCGATAGCTCTTGCGGGTTTCACCATAATCTTGGCATACATGACGTTTTGATCGATTAGATCTGGCGTCGTGGTAGACTCATCAAGAATCAACTTGTAGTCTGTGATACCAAAATCAACTTTTGTGTTGGCAAGAAGCGGCTCAATCAGAGATTTGAACCGGTTCCATGTTGCTTGGACATTTTGTTCGAAAAGGACCTGTGTTGAAAGGATAGAGATTTGCTTCTTGAGGTAAATCACCATTCTTCTAACGTTGATCCTATCGAGTGCGCTTGAGCGCTCTTGGAGGGTTTTCTGTCCAAATACCACGATTCCACTAGATGGGAATGAGGCAATAGGGTTAATGCCGGCTTCATATAGAGTATCTCTATTCTTCGAAGTAAGCTTCTCGGTAACTCCCGTGATTGGGATACCGGCGGCGCCTTCAGAGAGTCCACCGCGATTAAATCCTGCTGGAGCAAACCAGACTTTGGATTTCTTCTCGGAACTTGCAAGAACTCCCATCATTGCGACAGTAGGCGGAATCCACAACATTTGACCAGTTTGGTCGCGTGTCTGAACCCACGGGTAGAAGGTTGCACCATAAGAGGAGTCAATTCTTCTGTCTTTAAGTGAACTAGCAGCATTTACCGGAGTAGTTCCGATTCTGTCGGTTTTGTCAGCGTAATACTGCTCTGAAGCAGGGAAGTAAACATCTGGCAAATCAATCAGCGCCAACGCGTCTCCACGAGCCTCACACATGTTAATCATGCGTTCAGTAAGAGTCTTATTGGTGAGTCCCGGTGCCGCCACAAGGTTCATGTCCAAAGTCTCTGGATCTGCGAGTGTATCAATAGCTCTTGCATATGTGTGATATGCATAACTGTTATCTTCAGTAGCTGCCGATGTCATACCTCTGTTATAGAGAGGATCTGGCTTCGTAATGTCCCAGCCATCGAATCCGCCCCAGAAGGGAGCAGTAAACTGGTTCATGCCGGCGTCAAGCAGCGCGGTGTAGGAACCAGTGCTGACAGCTCTTTCGTCGGCGCGTGAACCTGAAATATAGCGATATGCTCCATTTGTGCCCATCATAATGTTATCTAGCGAGAAAACGTAAGACCAGTTATCAACACCAGTTGTGGAGTTGACAGCAGCCAAAGCTCCGCCGGTTCCCTGCGTTGGATCTGCTGGGAAATCAGCATAAAGTAGTCTGTGCCAGTCGTTAACACTTCTATCATAACGTGTAGAACCTGCGCTTGAACTTGGAGTTCTAACGGTTGACCATCCCCAATATGCGTCAGTGGGGTTGGAAAGTCCGCCAGCACTAGCTGAAAGACGCATGCGGTCTTTCGGGAAGTTGAGTGAAGCAGTTGCGGGGGTTAGCGCCCATCCGCCGACAGGAGCGGTAGATGATGTAGTTACTAAGATAAATGGGCTCCCTTGATCCCAGTACGTGCTCCATGGCGTGCCAGTTCCCGGTAAACCCCCAGAACCAATGAGAAACGATGTAGTCGCCTGTGGCTTGGAGGAGGTTACTGCTGTAAGTCCTGTAAAGTTTGGTGGTCCGAAGTAGCCGAATGGAAGATATAGCGAGTTGGCGCTGCCTTGTTCAACAGCCTCGTTAATCTCTACATAAACAAAGTCAGATTTGTTGTCGTATTCTCCATAAGTCTTCAGACGGCGTTCGTTTGAGTCCCAAGAAGTATACTTGGTACCAATCTTGCGGCCGATATAATCGGGAGAAGTAGGATCCAAAGTACAGTTATCAAAGCGCTCGATTACCACAACCTTGTTGTCGGTGTCGCGAACGTCTCTCAAAATAACAGAGAATGTTCCATAATCAGAAACTCTAGAGCTTGATTGGCGAACCTTAGCAATTGATACCTTTACGTTCTTGTGCAGCCATTCACCGTGTCCGCGTCCTTTGAGGCGGAATAGCTTCTGTTGGGCAGCCGGAGCGTAGTTAGCTGCGTCTCCGCTTAGATCCTGACCAATAAACCAACCAGCAACAGCTTCGCGTGAAGCCTGCTTCATGTCTTGTGGTCCAGTTCCGGTTGAACCACTGAGTGCGATGCCTAGGATAACTCCTTGAAGGCTCGTGTCAGTGGTGAAATCTAGATCGCGCAGTTGTTGCTCAAAAGTCTCTCCAACCCAGAAGTCCTGTAATGAGGCACTTGGGTAAAATCCTCCTGCGAGGAGTTGAGGGTTAGTGTTGAGCTTTCTGCGCACAAAGTTGGCGCTGTCGTCATTAAAGTTAAACTTGAATTCTTGCCCGCCATTCAGGGTACCACTAACAACAATATTGAACAACCCTTCCGAGTCTGTTCCTATTAAAACGCCCTGTTGTGTGATGCTGCTGCCGCGGTTGGATGGAGCGACCGCGGGATCACCCCCAAGGCTAAGAGGAGTTCCCTTAAGAGATATCGAACCCGTGTTCATATAGAAGATGGCTGCTAATACAAGATCGTTATCAGCTGCTGTCAGATCCGCAACCGTTCCCGATTGACAGACCCAGAGTCCATAAGCACCACCAACTGCTGCGGGGTTAGTGCCGAGATCTTGAGATGTTTCCCAACCTGCACCTGCGGCGCCGCCAGCAGAGCCACCGGTTGAGGTCTGTTGACCAAGCAAGCGCATGTAAGTAACTGGTGCGACAGATGGCTGCAGGAACGCCTTCGCGGCGTATGTGCCGTACATTGGCGATTGATAGTTTCCATCACGGTAAACATCGTTAGCGCCGCCGGCGCCTGGTACAGTGTCTCCGAACGCCTGAACAAACTGCGAATATGATTCGACTTTGATCGGCTGCATGGCCAGACCGCGAGACGATCGACCAATAACTACTGGTCCGATTTCTTGTGGGTTTTCTGGGCGAAAAGAATTGTCAATTTCATTGACAAAGACACCCGGCGATACAAATTTAAAACTTTTTACTGACATGTTGCTTAGTCCCTCTTGTGATGCGTGCAAGATTGTATTATAGTGCAATCATAGATAAATAGTGTGGGTATGGTCGAAAAGCTGAAAAAGGACCCTGAACTAAGCAGAAAAAAGCCCGCTGTGTTCAGGAACTGTCAGAGAACCATGGTACGTCGCCTGCTGGCATCTCTCTTTCGGAAGGAAACTGATATTCTACCGTATTTTCGTCAATCCTAACGATGGGTCTATCATCATTCTTTCCCTCGCCAATAAGATAGCCTAGAACCTTGATTGTGATCTCGGTAGTAAACATCCTCATCTCTTCTGCGAGGTTTGACACGTTATTACTTTGGGCAAAGCTCTGATCGATGAACGCCTCGTATAGGTGTCCGTTTCGGCGCATCACAAAGGTGTTCGCCTGTCCGGTGCGAGCCATGAACGGGCTGACTAGCGAGTTCATCTGCTGTTGGTATTCGCTCTTAATCACTATCTTATAGTCAACATTAACATATACTGGGAGCGGTATTGACAAAGTTTGGACCACTACCTTCTTGTTCTTTCTCGGATAATATGGTTGTCTCTTTACTTCTAAGTTTGTGCGAGTATTGCCTACGGTGGCAAAGTTGCGAGTCTTGTCAGGAACTATTCTTTTCGCTAATACAAATCTACCAGCGCGCCCATTCTTATCTTTCGAATAGTAGTTTGCTTGGAACACCCCACGCTTCGCAGGATCTTTGGTAATACCAGTCCTTTCAACACTTATAATTGGGAGTTTAAGAGCACCTCCATCATCTCGGAGTTCTTTCTTGTGCTTTATTTGATATGATCGCTCTGGCACCTGCCATATAACAGGTACTTGAGTGAATCCTTCGTTAGTGTGGGTTTGTAGGTCTAGGTCCTTCTTAAGCCACGATACAAGGGAGAAGTCAATATTCTCGATTGTAGAAGCCAACATACCCACTTCTTTAAGTGTGAGTTGCCCGTCCTCTCCCTCTGGGAGCATTGCAAAGTCAAAGTTATCAGGTAGCATCGAAAAGCCCCTTTCTTGCGCGCTTGCAAACTGCATGCACTTCAAATGTTTGGTCGACCTGTCCGAACAGCTTCTTGGGCTCAGATAACTTAACTATTTCATAATAGAAGTCACCGTACAGTACAAAATCGCCCTCGCGAACGAACAAGTTTTGATCTTCAGTCAGTCGGCGCTTATGAAAATGCACATTAATCTCCCACGACATGTCGATTCCCGCATTCTCCAAATAGCTTGTTTCGAACTGCGTGAAATCAACCAGCGCATATACTCGGACTGGTGGGAGGTAGGTTTTCTCTATTGCTTCCCCATATAACTCATGGAAGTCCGTCGTTTCGAGATCAATCGGATAATAAAGGATCTGTTGCCCAATGACCTTTTCAATTAGCTCGTCATTTACCTGCTTGACAAGATTTCGCTCTTTCTCTCCCAAAAACAAGGGAGCAGGCGGAGCAGGTGGTCTTTTCCATTCGTTATCTGACATTTATCTAACCCACCATGATTGGAAGCGGCGAATATTTTAGCGTTTCAGCTGTTGCTACTGCTTTTTCTTGATCATCCTTTGCTAATTGGACATATTCCATCTCTTTGAGTAGCTCTCGGAGCTTGTCTCTTAACGAGTCTTGTTCAGCTTTAGCTTGTGAAAGTAGATCCGAGTGATTTAACGTAACTGATTCACCCGGAATTGGAATTGTGGTGAACTTTCCTCGGATTTGTCCCAGCATCTCTTTGCAGAGTGCTAACGAATACTTGCGGATCCATTGTTTACCAATAGCGTTGATGTTTTCGTAAGGAATGTTGCCGAACGGGGCTGTATTAATGTTGTTGATGCCGTCGACGCTGCCAGATGGTCCCGCTCTGCCTTCCCATGCGTTGTCTTCTACATAAAACTGAACCCAGATACGGCTCATTTCGCCAAGACCCCAATAACTAGGCATTGGAAACAGGCGCAATCTACCATCGATTAACTCATATGAGTAGTTTGATGTTCTTGTCCTTAATGAATCTTCATACATGATGGCTTGCATCTTGTTTTGCCATGTAGGAATAATCTCGAAAGTAGAGTCATCAGAGAACTGTCCATACGTCGACATATTGCCTACGACACCAACTCCTCCGTAGTATCCATAGAAGCGCCACATTGCACGAGGCGAACGGAAGAACACCTTGGTAACGTTAATGCGCTTATTGTTGACTTTTCCGGCATAATCGACCGCAATACCGCCATCATCCACACCAGAGTCGGATGCGTCCATGATGATTTGCCGAATGTCGTAATCCTGCTTCCCTGTGGCTGGTGCAAACGATGCTGAGTAGTATCTGACGTCTCCGCCCATACCAGCATACGATGTAAGTCCGTCTGCGATGTTTCTCGCTGACTGAAACTTGAATTTTGGGTATTTGAGTGCCACATGTGTGCCGCTTAAGCTCGAAGATAGCGGACTGGCAATCATGTCGCCCAAGTGGTTAAATGTACCGGTAGTGTTGCCCAGCATTGTGCCGAGGGCATTTTTACCTTGATGGAGGTTAATGATATATGAGTATTCTAATACTGCTTCTTCGTAAGCTGCGTATACGTTTGACGGGGTTAACTCAATGTCAACAACATCGCCGCCAAGCTTCTTATATACATAGGCTACCTGAGCAACCGCTCCTGTAATGAACTCGGCTGAGCCAGTATAAGCTCCAAAGGGAAGTGATGTCGCGACTTTGATCGCACTTCCGGTCGATGTAAGTACGATGGCGCTAGTTGTCGATAGTGGTTGAAGATCAGTTGGCATATATAGAAACTCCTGCTGTAGTAAGTAGTCTTTTATGTCTAAAGGATCCTGCCCGGGTTTGGAAAAACGAAAATCTCAAAAAATTGGGGGCCATATTTTTTAGGATATTGGCATTTTCATAAAAGAAAACCCCCGCCAAATAACTGAATACTTGGCAGGGGTTTTAAATTTAGCTACTGATTATTTATCAGGCGCCTGACTCACCGAGCATACCTCGGACGATAACCAAACCGTAGAGGTCTGGACGAACCATCTTCTTGGCATAACGAGTCATCACGCCCTTGCGAGGCACGAAGTCTTCTGGTCCAAAGATGGTAGGAGTGGTTTGCAA